AGCCCTAGGTCACATGCTGACCGCCAACCCCCGCACGGACGGCGCATCCCCGCTCTACTTCCAAAACTTCTGGATCAACGAAAACGTCGCCTACAACGGCAACACCCACGGCTTTTTGCCGTTCGGCTTCTCTGGCGTAACGGTCAACCGCAGCGGCGACAACCAGTCCACGCAGCTCGCCCTGCCCAACAACTCGCTCAGCCGTAGCTGGGCTTCCACATTGGTCGATGGTAGTTGGGTGGTGCTAGTGGACATGCTGATGCTCAACCCCGACAACAAGTCCGACTACCGCGTGCTTAGTTCCTACGCAGGCCAAGTGGCCGGCGCCATCTGGAGCGACGCCGAACTCCGCTTGGAGATCTCCTCTGTCATCGACGCCGTTGGTGGTGACGTGCCAAGACGCCGCATCACTGAAGACGTGTTTGGCCCGCTGCCCACCACTGCCCAGGTCCGCCTGAGCTGATGTACGACCTGATCGGTCGCCCCTACCGCCTAGGCGCAGACGGCACCGAGTCTGATGGTGCCATCGACTGCATCCACCTCGTCTACACAGCCCTCGACCGCCTCGGCATCACCACCCCCGCCTTCGACCCCTACTGGTACGACGCTCCACCCCGCCTAATCCTTAAGGCTATCCACGGCTGGGGACGCCGCGTGCTAGATCCTTTGTATGATGGAGACGTGGTTCTCCTACCACACAAGAATTACGCTTTCGGGACAGTTTGGCAGGACGGCATCCTCTACATAACGGCCAACCTGCAGGCGGTGACCTGGCACCCGCTTACAGCGTTTCCTGCACTCCGCTGCTACCGCAGCAACTGCTCCCCTATGAGCGCCAGCTAATCCAAGAGCTGGGCTGCACCGAACAGGAATATCTCCAGTTCAAGCAACGCATCGACTGGCTCAGCCGCGAACGTCCGGCGGAATATGCACATATTCCAGACGTACAAAATGATGCCTTAACTGTTGCAATCATTTCACTGGTCCTTGGTGTCGTTTCCCAAGGCCTTTCGCTGCTGCTGGCTCCCCGGGCGCCTGCACAACAACGCCAAGGCGGCAACCGCACGCTTGACAGCATTGCAGGCCGCGATCGCTTCGCCCCAACATACGGCTTCCAGGCCAACCAAGAACTAAGCCGCTACGGCGAAACGATTCCCATTGTCTTCACCAAACAACAGCGCGTCCAGCTAAACATCAACGGCCGCACTGATTTTTATTACGTCGGCGGCATCATGATCAGCCCCAAGCTGGTCTGGAGTCGTATGTTTAGCTGGGGCGGCTACCAAAGCCTCAGCATGGTCTTCCTGGCAGGGCAATCGCCCATGCCCCGAGGTCCATACAGCACCCCCGCCGAAATCGCTGCTGACCGTGCCGGCGTTTACATCGGCCAATTACCTCTCGACTCTTTCCCTGACGGCGACTACCGCTGGTACTACTACCAAGGCGGCACACCAATCGCTGGTACGACCACCTACGAGGCCCTGCCCGGCAGTGTCCGCACCACACCAGACAGTCGCCTACGCGGCCACAACAACCGCTACGGCAACTTTGGCACGCCAATCGGCCCCGACGAGAACGCCTTCAACGCCCAAACCTTCGCAGGCCTAACGGCAGACGCCTTCTGCCACTCGTTCTCCCCATCGTCCCGCACCCAGTTCGGCGCTTACAACGGTCTCCCAAACGGCACTCCGTACCGCCTCAACTGGGACGTTGTCTCCTATTTGTCCGGCGCTTCCGAACAAACAGCAGGCTCCTATACGGCCAAGCGTTTCCAGATTGCGGGCAATCCCAAGATGGCTGGAACGGGCCGCAACTACGCCCGCCAGTTCGGCATTGTTTCAGCCAACGTCAACGGCACCGAATACACATCGCCCCAACAAAGCAATGGTCTGCGTGTCCAAATGGTCGTCGGTGGCACCGTTACGGTCATTTACAACGCAGGTAAGCTGCAAGACGCTCTGTATTACGACACCAGTAATCCCAACATTGTCGCCAATAGGCAGCGCGGCCTTGACTTTACCTACGCCAACCCCGACCTTGACGCCGTCGATAATAAGCAAATTATTTCCGCTATCCAAACCGAACACGAACAGCAAGACGAGCTACTGAAGATTGGTACCAAATGGATGATCGGCAACTGCATGTTTGAGGTGAGTTCTCGAACGCCGTCCGATAATGTTTACGACAAAACCGATTCTTCTCCCTACACAATAATCCTTAAGTGTATTGCCGTCTATGGCGATGGCGGTCCAGGATACATTGGCGTATGTCACCGTCCATTTATTACGACAAATACAAACCTGCCCGAAGGTTCTGAAGGTCCCCTGTTCGACATCGGTCAAGCCTGGTTCCCCATCTGCAAAGCTGAGCTTGCCACGTTCCAAAACTCTCGCGCCTGCGAAGTAACTGAGATCGGCATTAAAAGCAACGTCTGGACCCGCTTCAACGGCATCACCAATTTCAACTCAGTGCCGTCCGTCGAAAAGCTGCACAAATACGACACAGAGAATACCAGCCTCTCCACTGGAACAAACCAGTCCTACGCCCGCCGCGCTTCTTTCTTCCATCTCTACGTCAGGCCTGCCAATAACGATTACAGCCCCGAAGAAGGCTGGGCCAAGCTAAACCCATTCCCCTTCTGCGTTGTTGGATCTGCGCCGCAGGACCAATACAACTTCATCCGCATCGCGCAACCCTTCGATCAGTTTGAATACCGCATCCGCCCGATTACTTCTGGTGAGATCAACCAGATTATTGGTCGCGGTTTGTGCATCCGCTTAAACAGCGACGGTATCACAGCGACCAACCCGTTCTACGACGCCTCGGGCATCGTCACGCAATACGGCACGTTTACCATCCGCGTCCGGGGCTTCCTCGATGACATCGCAGCGCTGGCACTCCATTCGGAAATGGTCAGCGACCCCGTTTTTTCGGGTAGTCAAGTTACAACCGCACCCGTATCAAGTGTGCGTTTTGTGCGTGCTTTTTCCTACCGCGACAACACCGACGCCAACCTCCGCCGCATCAGCAATGGCATCGCAAAAGCCATCGGCAAAGACCCTGACAACGTTGGCGAGGCTCCGTTTCCCGATGTGCCGTACTTTCCGCTGCCTGTTGGCGCAGAGTACCAATTTACCGAAGCAGACAAAAACAACTTTCAATTCAGCGGGGGTGGCCGTACCGTCCGGCTCAACATGCGGCTGCGCGTCGAAAACCTTGGTCCCAATGACCCTGGAGCAGCTCGCACAATCTTCTGGACTTTAGTAAACGGCCAATCCATCCCAGCCAACTTTACTGGCACTTGGACAGGCGGCGAAATCTTTGTAATCACTAAGCCAATTCTTGACGACACTTTGGTCGACTACATTTTCGAAGTCAACACGCCCGTCACCACGCGCACTTACACCACAGTCTCAGGCCCGCGCATTTTTGAAATAAACAGCGCGATTGCCGAAGTGTCGCACTACAGCAACCTCATCACACGCAGTTGCGACAACGGCCCAGAGCACGAGCTGGTCTATGTCAACGAAAACCTTGCCAACGATCCTATTCGTAACGGCGTTGCATCATACACGGGCTGCGCTATGGCAGGCATCAGCGTCCGCAGTGGCATCAGCCTCAGCAGCTTCGAACAACTGCACATCTACCAAAAGAAAGGCATCCAAGTCACCAATATTCGCCGCAACTCCAACGGCAACACAGTGCTCACCACGGACTCCTCCAACATTTTCACCGACCTTGCCTACTACCTCCTCACCAATCCCCACACTGGCGCAGGTGAGCTGATTAGTAGCGATCTCGTTGACCTCGCCCAGTTTGCCCGCACCGGCTCCTTCCTCGAAGCTAACGGCCTGTATTACGACGACGTGATCGTCGAACCGCAAAACCTGCGCGAATTTCTGGCACGCATCAGCACTTCGCTGCTTTGCAACCTTGTCATGCGCGGCGGCAAGTTTTCAATCGAGCCTGCCCTCCCCATCGACACCACACGCAATTACACGATGTTCGATGTCAAGGTGCCCATCTCAGGCATCTTCACCGAAGGCAACATCATCGAGGACTCGTTTCAGCTTGAGTACATCCAAGCCCAAGAGCGCCTGCCCATTCGTGCCATGGTGCGCTACCGCACGGAACTCCCTAATCGGTTTCCTCAAGAACAAACAGCGGTCGTGTACTACACAGACCAGCCCAACGGCCCGCTGGAAGAGTTCAACTTCACCCACATCACCAGCCGTTACCACGCCGAACTGTTCGCCAAGTACGCCCTGAGCGCCCGCCGCCATCGCACCCATGTGGTCAGCTTCCAAACGCTGCCCTACGGCCTTGGCCTGGCGCCTGGCGACTTTATCCGCGTGGTGACGCAAGCCAGCTACGTCCAGCCTGGCGCGTCGGGCATCATCAAAGATAATGGCGCCATCATCACGCCCGCCCAGCTCACCAACGGCCAAAGCGTCGAAGTGTACTACTGGGACCGTAACGACAACGAAGTCAACGAAGACACGCTCACCGTCAGCATCGTTGACGGCCAGCCCAAAGCCAACAAACTGTTCGACTCAATCTTCGCCATCAAAGACACAACAACGCGCTCGCTTGTCTACATGGTCGACTCCATCGACCTTGACGAAGAGGGCCTGGCACGCATCAGCGCCAGCTACTTCCCCATCGACGAAAACGGCTACAGCGTGGTCGCTAATGAACTCAAGCCTTCTTACAATGGATTCACGGTGGTAAGCGACCTGGCACCTGACTGATGA